ATTCTCTTTAAACTTAACACTGATAAAAGGCACAACCCCTAACTCATGTTCTCCAGATTCCTTGAGGTTGCCGTCAGAGTCATGCAAATACCATTCTGTGCGTGTCCAAGTACGGTACTGATAATTGTATGCCGAAGATTGTTCAACAAAAGGATCGACTTCAGCGTAATCTATTTCCCTTAATCGTACCCAGAGAAGCTGGTTGAATTTATCCATACGCCAGTTGGTAATATTTGGTGCATCATACCATGTGCAGTAAGGGCGAATATCGGTAGCTTGCAAGTCAGCCATAGAGATGATATCCATCTCCGATTGCGGCATATCCACCACCACACCTACATGACCGTAGACCATAGCAAAGGTAGCTACCTGTTCCATGAAAGTGTGCATATTGTGACCCTGATAATCAGCGTCTTCAATAAAGGCACGGTAAATCTCGTTCTCAGTGTTTCGGGCAATATTGGTTTCAATGCCGAAGATGAAGCTGGTATAGATATCGATAATGGGTCGACAATAGTTAATGTACGGACTGCGTTTCATCCGTGTATTAAAATCATCTTGGTTTTCCCGTGAATGGCGAAACAAGTTCTTATTGGTAACGTACCTTCTGCCACCTACATAAGACTGCTCAAAGAAATCCCAATCGGTACTGTACTTCTCGTAGATATCGTTATAATCTGCTATCTGTTCGTATGCCATTTAGCTCCATCCCGTTGGTAAGAATATCAGGCTGTTCCTGTTCCGTTCTTCGCCCCGTTTGGTTTCCAGTAGATATTCAAATTTGTCTTTCTCTACTAGCCTGTATATACAATAATCAGGATGGGTTATCACCGTCTTGGAAACGGTAAACAGCATATCATCGTAGCTGACCAGATCACGGTATTCCATATCGGTATCGCATCTGAGTTGAACCATGCGTCCATAATGAGGATCAACGATATCTTTTTCTACTTGAGGTTCCTTCAAATCCCAAATGTAAAATGACCTTGGTATTCTCATTCATACCCCCCTGAGATAACTCCAAGTCGGTTTCTTGTTCTGCCCGTGAACAACAGCTTCCACGGCGTAACGCATAGCATCCATCCCATGATCGTCACGTTTAACGGGCTGATCCTTAGCTGTATCGCCAGAGGTTGCCCATTCATAACCCGATAGTTCCTCCACTGTGGACTGAGGGCGTTTACGCTTGATTGCGCCACTGTCGTCTTTTAGTTTCCAGTCAAGTTCAACCAGTGCATCCTTACAGAAATAGATTTCATGGTTAGCTATTTTCTCGTATGTATCCTGCACACCTTTACGCACATCCTTCAAAGCGGATAGAGTTAAAATACCATGCTTGGCTAGGAAGATCCTGTCACTGGCATCATGGTCAGAGACAGTGAAATTGATCGGTTCGTCTTTAGGTTGGTTCTCATGGATCATGCGACAGAAATCCTCAATACTGATATCAGAGAAATAAACCTCACGATACAACACCATAACACTGGTTTCGGGATAATATCTCCACCACTGGCATACATACGGGTTCAAACCGCCGAAATCTAGACAACGGAAATTGATGTATTCTCCCTCAAACGGTTCGTCAATCAAGTGTTTGTCAGGATCAAAACAGTTGTAGATAACACCCGCATATCCAACCCATTCACCGTCAACCAATCTGCGCTTCATAATGCCCGACATACGGTTAAGCCTAGCGATATATTCCTCTCCCAAATGAGGGTTCTCATAGGAATTGGTTGTCACACTGAATGTCTCGTCTGTAGGTGAACGGAAGAATTTGTCGTATAACCAATGGGTAGGGGAAGCTGGGTTGCAAGCTGACCACATTTGCGGTTTCTGCACTATGGGTTGAGACAGCCGTGTTTGAATCATGTTCCAATCACCTTCCTCGAATTCATGCACCTCATCCAAGAATGCCGCTCCCAGTTCCAGTGATCCGATTTTGGTTTCCTTGTCCATACCGAAAAAGATTATCTCGCTACCGTTATACAGAATCAGTTTCATATCAGATTTGCGATATGTCTTCACAATGCCCGAATCCTGAGTATCTTCAATTGATCCCCAACCGATAACGTCTACCAGCAAGGTACGCAACGTGGTTTCTGCCAATGTTGACCGTACCTTACGAAATACCCCACACCGAATACCAGCGTGTTCAATGGCTGTCTGATACAACTTCTCCATCAAAGCTCGGCTTTTTCCCGCCCTTACAGCACCCGAATACAGGTTCTCCGCTTTCTCTGAACCCATGAACTCTTGCTGTTTAGGCAAAGCGTTAAAATACGGCTTCAGTAAGGTCGGCAGATTCCGTGTCTGTGGGAATCGGTACTGATAAAACGTTGACATATTTCTCCGTTAATTCTTCTACACTCAAACTGGCACTCCCCGCCATTGCTAAACAAAGTGCTTCGTTTGTCCTTCAAAGATGCCGATCAATTCTTTCAAGATCAGTCTTGGTCGATCCTCGTTTAAGCCATTTCTAAATCAGACAACTGGTGCGTTTAGAGTCAAAGGCTCACCATATTCGTCTTTGTTCGGTTCCTCTGGGTCGCTTTTATCAAACTGAGACAACTCGTAGTCAAGTGCCAACTCAGGGAATTCTTGCTTAATATCCTTGACATTGCCCTTGTAGAAAACAAGAACGTTCTGGTGGGCTTTCCCCACTTTTCTGTATCCTTGAAACTGGTTGTTTATCCTGATTGCCAGTGAACCGACAGGCTGAACGAGGATCATTTCGTTGTAGTATTTCATGCCAGCATCCGTGAACGCCTGTATGGTATCGCTGACAAAATTCCTGTATATCCCTTCCTGATCCCTGATGTCTCCAACAACGAAACAAGCGAATCGGTTATCATTTAGGAAGGCGACAGTCTGAGTGACAATGTTCCTGTAGACTTCCAGAAACTCCCCGTAGGTTTCAAAGGCACTCAACTCCCCTTCTAGCTCGCTGTAGACTTCAAGGTCGTAATACGGTGGGCATGAAAATATAAGGTCGAATTGAGACTTGACCAACCCCTCGATTTTAGAACTGTCTTCCACTATCCACTCCGGCTCCACGCTCAGGGCTTCGGCTTGTCTCCTATTTTCCTCTACCTGTTCTGCCCTCAGTTCTATACCGCAATATTTGTACCCCAGCATCTCGGCTACCACGCCCCTGATGGACCCACCAGCAAACGGGTCAAGTATGCCGCCGCCGTCAGGACAAAACCATCTGTATGCCAGTTCACATAAGACAGGATCAAAGACAGAGGTTCCAGAAGCGTAGGTGGACGATCCCGTATAATATTTCTCTTGGAATTCAGCCGTAGAGATTTCATGTCCCAACTCAGCTTCCACCTGTTGCTTTTTAAGTTGCTTCTGTTTCCGTTTCTCAGGATCAGGTTCTAGTACCGTATCGGAGAATTGCAATAAGTTCGCTCCCCGCCCCAACTCACTGCGGATTTGATAACATAAGTTCGCTCCCCGCCCCAACTCACTACTGACCCCCAAGTTCAACCATTCCCGTTTCCGTGTTTGCCAGTATCCCGCCCGTGCGTCCAAAACCGAGAAAGGCGGCACGATAAACTTGTCAACCAGTTTGGGTCGAGGGATTTCTTCTAACGTTCCCTGTAGGAGTTGTTGGTCTATATCGGTGTCAATATTTGCCAGCAACTGGTCGAGTTCCTCAATCTCTGTAGAATCGAACCCGCTGTCATCGATGTCAACATCTGGGAGAGCGTTGAGTTCTTTCAGCAACTCGGTCAGAGTGGTGAAATCCCATTCGCTGGTTTCGGCTGTCCTATTGTCGGCAATGCTGTAGAGTTTGGCATCATTCTCACTCATGTCAACATAGATAACAGGCACTTGCTCTAACCCCTGATTCTGTGCGGCTTCCACCCTACCATGCCCTGCGACTATCATGTTGTCGCTCCGGCGAACAATGATGGGATTAGTCCAGCCGAACCGTTTAATGGAACGAGCAATATCACCAATATTCCGTTCAGAATGCGCCCTTGGATTGTCAACAAAGGGTTTCAGTTCTTCTGTCTCAACATATTCAATTTGTAGCTGATTTTCCATTAGGCTCCTACCCTGTTAAGTATGTCCGTTTGCCCCTCAAATATACCGATAAGCTCCTTGAGGAATTCCCGTGCTTCCCTGTATCCCATCATCACCTGTCTATACTCAAGAGCGTCAAGTGACTCCTGTCCGTTCAATTCCACTAATTTCTTCTGAGCCAAACCTTGTGCCACCTTAGCGATAGCAAAGTCTCGGTTGATGAAATCCACCAGTTCCCGATTGCGCTGTAAGATAACTGCCCGTAAGGTATCTTTACTTCTTTCAACATCCCAATCCCTGATTCTGCGTTGCCATTTGTGATCGGAAGACCAGCGTTTGAATACGGTAGCGGTTCTTTTTTTGCCTGACACGGCATGGTCACTGAGCCGTTCAAGGGATCTTTCATCAGGATTAGTATCCCTGTAAACCTTGAAATATTCGTATGCCAGAGACGTTTCACCGTCTATTTGTTGACCAACTTCCGCTTGGCTCATATCTGCTTTGTTACCATACTTTTTTGCGCTTGTCAAAAACTAGTTGAGAAGTGTTATTTTTTCAAAGGAATCAGGTATAAAGTGGCACTTTTTCACTAAGCTAACCCCAGATAATATCGCACGGTATTTTCCGTAACTTCATCATTCAACCGTTCCGACACCCGTTGAGCCACATACTTATACGTCTGAACCTCAAGAGGATAGGTGGAAGGTTTATAAGCCAGAACAACGCCATCCGCTTGGGATTCTATCTGCGCCCACTTTTCTTCGTAATTAAACTGATCTTTCTCATCTAATACCCTATCGGCTTCCACCATGATAACTGCCCTTTTAATCAGCTTGGAGATTACCCTTATTTTTGCATTTACCAGCAATTGCAACAAGGAATCAATATTGTTATGCCTGATACTATCAACTAGCAGACTGAAGGATTGTTTCTTCATGTAATAGTTCCTGTACCTCTTTAATTGATTTNACCACTTGATAGATATGCCCCAATTTTTCACACTGTTGTTGATAGGCTTTTTGGTTGGCTGTCTGCCTGTTTTTACCTACCTTTACTTCCAAGTGAAGGGTTCTGCCCCCTTTAAGGAATACGAGGAAG